CAGTTCGGGTCGGTTGAGGATGAGGGCTCCGCCAGAACCGCCTACATTACCAGAGCGAACTATATGAACAATCTGTTCGTTTGGGTCCTTCACCCTGTATGAAGTGTTTAGGTAGAAGGCCGGTTCCTGATACTTCCCACTAGAGTCAAGCTTGAACACCGGGAAGTCGGTCTGCACTACCTTCCTCTCCGGGAACCACCGGAACCCACCCGTGAAGCGAGCATCCGTGGTGTTGTTGGGGAGGTCCGTGTAGGCGTAGTAGTCCCCACTCAGGTACATCGGCAAGGGACGGGAGAAGCCTTCCAGGTCTTTCTCGCTATCCAGCAAGTAGTCATTGATGATGTACTGATCCATCTTCGTGACATTCACCGGGCAGTTCGGCACCTGCGTGGTTCCATCCGCCTGGCCCGTCACACGGAAGTCCCGGAAGTAGCCCTCATAGGCATTAGCTCGCCGTTTTATGGCCGTGAATACATCGAAGCCAGTAGTGCTGGTGATGCTCGGAAACGAGAAGGGCGATTCAGCACCCACCGAGGCGTAGGGCAACCCCTGCCAGTTCGTGATTAGTCTTTGCGCCCCGTCATCATCCCGCATTACCGTTCTGAGCTGGAGCTTGCTCTGGTAAAGACTGTCGCCCCCATGCACCTCTATCCGGGAAGGTATATTACTGCGGGGGTAGAACTTGTATTTGGGCAGGATTTCCGTTAGGCCCGTGGGTGAACTCTGGCCCACACCCAGAGGCCATATCTCGACACCATCAGTTAAGGGGTTAAGAACCACCTCACATGCCACATAATCACATAGAGCTTGGAGTGCTAAGTCTGCTCTCTGGTTCCGCCACAGCGCTCTTGGGAATACCCCTGATGGCATCCGGCTGGTATCAATTGTTTCAGACAGTGCCGCCCCCAGAAGAGTGGCTAGTTCTGCTGGCGTCTTTTGTGTGGCTGTATCAAGTGTACCGTCTGGCTTACGGCGGTTGTAGTCCCCGGAAACCACCAAGAACTTCCAGCGACAGCGACGATCCAGGCCATGTACCGCCTGTGTAGGGGCCTTCTGGTCGTAGTTTTTGCGGATAAAGGCTTCGCCCAACATACACCCCGACAGGGAAAGCGTCTTTCCGGTCGTGCCGTAGGTGAGTGTGGCGGTGCCAGGGTCTGTTCCAGACTGAGACCGCATGTACAGGGTGAATACAGACGGATACACCCCCCGCGAGAGGGTGAAGGACATCCCCTTTATCCCGGAAAGATTGCCGAACTCCACTATTGCTTGCGGCATTATCTCACGACACAGTTAGCGTCTTATCTTTCGGGATCACGATAGTGACCTCGGATGGGAGGCATCCGTTCAGCTTGAAGACCACGTTACCCGACCTTCCCTGTGGATCGAGATAGGAAGCCCCCTTATACATCTGCACGGTGTTGGTCACAACGAACGTGGCATTACCCTTAGAGGCATCAAATGTCCCGCCATAAAGCTTTAAGGTCGTGTAGGTTGCTCCACCGTTGGGATAGTGCGTCCCTCCGTAGATATTTGCGGTCGTCACGGTGCCGGATTTGTGGGTCCAAGACCCGCCGTTCTGATTGGCGGTTGTTATGGCTGAGTTTGTCTCTTGAGTTCCCCCGTTCAAGGTTACTGTCGTTAGAGTGCAACCACTGCCGCAGATTGTGGATGCTGCCGATTGAGGGCCGTCACCCGTTATCAGCGTTGCAACTGTCGCAGCTTCTCCGCCGAAGAAGGCAATACCCACGTCACCAGCGAGGTTATTAACCACATTCGAGGCGTTGGTGCCCTTCCATAAAATACAGGGCACTCCGTTCTCGACCCGGCTCCCCTTGCCAAAGACATTGATCGTAGAGGCACCAGAACCCGTGTTCAGCTTAAAGCGGCTGCTCCCAGGACCATCACCGACCTCTAGGTTCGCTGTGGTGCAGGCCGTGCAGGTCAGGTAGGTGGTGCGGTACTCGTGGTACGGCTTGGCTGAATTGTCTGAGTTGACCTCGCCTAAACCCACACTCCCGGTGTAGCTCTTGTACTTCGTGATGTTCGTGAGGGTCGTGGCGTAGTCCAGTCCCCAGCGGACGTCAACGGAGCCGTTATCGAAGACCAGCGTATCAGAGCCGCCTGTCGGCAGGGCGTTGCCGCTGTAGTTATCTACTTGGTCGGCATGATACTGGCTGGTGGGGGTGATCGTATTGAGGGTCAATGTAGCAGTTCCAGACGAGCTGTCCGCTGCCGACATAGTGAATGGCTTGCCAGCCAAGGCGCCAGTGCCATTAGCCGTCATGGTCACACTGCTGGCCGTGCTGTTGGTGGCCGTGAACTCCGAAAACTGCGGGATTAAAGAACCGCCGCCGTCCGCTACGGGAATCGTGGAGAGTGCTGTAGTGTCCGTGAAGCTGGTGCCGCTCAAGGCCTGGAATATGGTCGTGGCTACTTGAGCTGTAGTGGTCAGCGAACCAATCGTGGTCACGAAGTCGATATTGTCCATCGTGAGCGTGACCGTATCAGCCGCAGACCAAGAGCCAGTGATAGCAAGCGTAGCTACCTGCTTCTTATTGAGGCTCGACCCAGTCCACCTGCAAGTAGCCATTTTATCCCCTTATTTGCTTGTAGGTAGGTCATTATACGTCCCTGGCAGGGCCGGGAACTCATAATGCCATGCCGTCCTGAAGTATTTGATGCCAGTACCCTGCTGGGTGCCGCTAGTCCTCCGAATCGACCGCCTGTGTGTGTACTCGAAGGGTGAGAAGATGGGTGGAGAGGGGGTTGGGTAATTGCTGAAGCCGACAGCACTGCCGGTCTGGGAGTAAGTTATCAGTGATGCCGACGACAGGGGCTCGATGTATGCCCCGTAGATGGTATTGGCTGCCACCCAGATCGGCCCCCCGGTCCCTATCACCTCGACCGACTCTTGCCAAGAAACGACATCGTCCTCTGAAACATCGTAGGTGGCTTGAAGGGTTGCGCCAAAAGTTCTGGTTGTGGCGAGCTGCTCTGGCCCACCCGAAGGGAACTGCTTATTAACCACCTTCACACCGCTAATACAGCCGTTCGAGTTGGTGAGGCTGTGGGCTAGGACGCCACCAACGGTGTAGGTGAAGTCCCCGTAATCTTGACTGTAGGCGTTGATGATGTCGGCAGCGCGCTGAACGATGTTAGCCGTGCTGGATAGAATCAACTCGCCCTGAATCCGCATGGTTCGGGTTTCGGTGAGTTTCCTCCGTCTGGGGCTGTACTGGGTACGATAGTCCACACTAACGAGGTTTATCTCGTTATCGGCATGGGTGTACCCTCGGTAAACACAAACAGAGGCCACTATAAACGCTCCACTTCTAGGCGGCGTTGCAGATCATTGAGAGCCCTGGCGTGATCTTTCAGGAAATCGAACTGCATTGTGGCGTTATCGACAGTGGCGTCAGCGAACTGCTCAAGACCGCTTCCGCCACCACCTCCGTCATCCTCGCTCGCCCCGCCACCATCGGCCCCGCCAGCTTCATTAAACGCATCTAACTTATCACCAAAGGCAGCTGCATCGTCGGCGACCGGAGGGTCGCCTAGCTCGCCTAAAGCATCTGAGATGGCCGTGATTTCGGCAGCAGTTACCGCAGGGGATTCTGTGTGAGTGATCTCCGGGGCTACTGCAAAGTCGAAGTCGATGGGGGGAGGTTCGCCGACAGGGATGTCGGTGGGCACCTCCGCCTCTTCTGGCTCATCTGACAGGTCTACGTTCTCTGGTAGTTCCCCTTCTGGTAGGTCGGCAATGTCGGGGTTTGTGTCTTCATCCTGCGTATCACCGACCGAGTCAGCCGCCTCTTGCAGGTCCTCGCCCAACCCAGAAGCTTCCTCTGCCAGATCATCTGGTGTCTCCTGCCCATGCTCTAGGTCGAGGGGGTCCTTGTTGGGCAGGAACGGCATATTCCCAGCCTTGTCGTTCCCATCGGAACCAGGATCACCACCCACCGGCCTGTCTTCTTGTTCGTCCATGTTATGGCGCAATCTTCTTTTTGCGGCTCCATTTCGTTTGCCGTGCGGGGTTAACAGCCTCTTCCGGCGACCACCCACGCACTATCCTGCTAAGTACAGTCCTTTGACTAACCCCACCATCCTCTGCCCATGCGGATATTGCTTTCGTGATCCCCGAAATGGTTAAAAGGTGGTTTCTACGAGTATTTCGCGTCTGCTCCTTCTGTGTTGCCCATCGCACGTTACCCGGTTCGTAGTTCCCGTCTACGTTAATTCTATCCAGTGATGCCCCCGGGAAAGGGCGTTCGCCCATATCCTCCAGAAAACACTCAAACGAGCCTCTCCAGCGAGGACACACCCGTATCCCACGGCCACCATAATGATCGAAGTCGGGTCGGCTTTCGTGCTCACAACGAGCAATCATATTAGTCCATGTCACATAAATAGGTGTTCGGCTGTATCCGTGAGTCTTAGGCTTTCGCACAACCTCAGTCTTATAGCACCCACAAGACCGCGTGTTGTTCTTACGTAGAGCATTGGAGGTCGCTATAACCGTATTTCCACAGTCACACTCGCACACCCACGCCGCCCTCTTCTGCTTTTTAGCGCCCTGCTCCACAATGCCGTAGAACCGGATAACTGTCAGTCGGTTGTAGTTGTGCCCGGTAATGTCTACTATCTTTCCCATACAAGCTCCCTATGTGGCGATTAAAGAGCTAATTATAACAATTCTACGGTGAGGTGTCAATAGTCATCACCAACTCCCGTGTGGAGCCAGTCATCCGGGACACAAAGTTCTGCACTAAGTCAATCTCCACCTTGCCGCTAACGACAGGAGACTGCGGGACTAGCTGAAGGACGCCAAACGTCCAAGCCACGCTCACTGTCCCGTTGGTAGCCGTGATTGTGTTATTGCTGGTGGGTGAAGCAGACAAAGCCACCGCATCCAGGGCTGCCGTAGCTGAGTCGTAAGGGTGGCGGGTTTGGAGGCTAACTTGGCGATGTACTGGGTATAAGATGCTCGGCTCTACGCTATTGACGTATCGAGCACGAACGAAGTTGTTGATAAGGATAGCGAACTGCTTGGTTTCATACGCAGTATTACTAATCTTAATAGCACTGGCGGTGTCCTCAAACACCATCGGATAAGTGCTGCCGTCTGCCAGTGAGATGCTTGCCGTAGGACCTGAGGGATTCTTCTGGTAGGCTAGGGCGATGATCGAGAGCTGGATGGTCAAGAAGTTGGGTGGACCGCCTGGGCCGTTCTGCTTCCCGACAATCACTGCCTTCGTGACGTAGCAGCTACTGAACTCAAAAGTGGCCGTGACCTTGTCAATCAAGACGGAGAAAGGCAGGAGTGCGTTGGCAGACAGCGCGAAGGTGGTGCCGCTGGCGGTGGTTCCCATAAAGTAGGGTGCCCAGAACGCCATTTCAGCAGGGCTCACACCGAAGGTAATATCCCCAACATACATACTCGGACCTTGCCGAGCCCGCTCTCCATGCTCCGACCGATCTCCCGTGATGACCTGTGGATGGACTACATTGCCCACATATCGCATCGTCTCCCGGTAGAAGGGGTACGACTTGATCGTTCCGGTGGTCCAGTCAGGTACGCCGGCCCCATCCTTGCAAAATAATCGTGCTTTCGTTCCTTGCGCTTCTGAAGCCATCACGGTTCTCCGTTAATACTGCGTTGGGCTCTCTCTGATCCACACAGCCACACCCATC